AGAATAGTAATACAGCAACTAGACACATATTACAAGGTGGTTTATTTTTAACAGCTGAAACAGCTGAATCAATATCACTTAGAATATCTGACATCATAGAATACTCACCAACTAAAGAAGCTTTTATACAGAAAATTGGTGGTCATAACGTAGCTACATTAAGTGAAATGGCAGACTTACATTTGTATGATTTTGGTATATTTATTGAGCTAGCGCCTGATGAAGAAGAAAAACAGTTGTTAGAAAATAATATACAAATGGCTTTATCAAAAGATGGTATAAATCTTGAAGACGCTATAGATATTAGAGAAATTAAAAACGTTAAGTTAGCAAACCAATTGCTTAAAATACGTAGAAAAAAGAAAAAGCAAGAAGACCAAGCTATTCAACAACAAAATATACAAGCTCAGTCTCAAGCTAATGCTCAAGCTCAACAAGTTGCGGCTCAAGCTGAAGTACAGAAAAACTCAGCAATAACTCAAAATCAAATGCAACTACAGCAAGGTAAAAACGAATTAGAGTTAGTAAAAATGCAGCAAGAAGCTATGCTTAAAAAAGAATTAATGAATCACGAATTTCAACTAAACATGCGTATTAAACAAATGGAAGCTGAAGTGTTGAAAGGAAGAGATACAGAAAAAGAAGATCGCAAGGACGAAAGAACAAAAATCCAAGCGAGTCAACAGTCTGAGTTAATTGATCAAAGAAAAAAGGAGTCTCCACCTAAAAACTTTGAATCCTCAGGTAACGATATAATGGGTGGAGGATTTGGATTAAATGCTTTTGATCCAAGATAACATTTGTTAAATTTTATAATATTATATTATGGCAGAAAACCAAGAAAAAAAGGTTGTCGAAGAAGTAGTTGAGACAACTGAAGAAAAAGTTGAACAACCTCAAGAAGAAAAGGTTGAAGAAACAAAAGAAGAATCTAAAAACGAAATTTTAGATGATGGCACTGTAAAAGTAGACTTAAGAAACTATAGTGAAGAAACTACAAAAGAACCTGTAGAAGAAACTGTAGAAGAAAAAGTTGAAGAACAACCTGTTGAAGAAGTTGTACAAGAAGTTGTACAAGAAGAGAAAGAAGAAGAAGTTGTAGAAGAGCAACCAGTTTTAGAAGAGGTAACTGAAGAGGTTACTGAACAAGCTGAAGAGCTTCAAGAAGAGGTTGAACAGGCAATAGGTGAAGCTCAAGAAACTGGGCAACAATTACCAGATAATATTCAAAAAGTTGTAGACTTTATGAACGAAACTGGTGGAAGTTTAGAAGATTATGTTCAATTAAATAAAGATTACTCAAAAATGAGTGATAATGATTTATTGAGTGAGTATTTTAAACAAACAAAACCTCACCTCACCGAAGAAGACAGAGTATTTATGATGGAGGATATGTATTCATATGATGAAGACTCTGACGATGAAAAAGAAATTAGAAGAAAAAAATTGGCGTTAAAAGAGCAAGTTGCGAACGCTAGGTCCCACTTAGACGGGCAAAAGTCTAAATATTACAACGAGGTCAAAGCTGGTTCTAGATTAAACCCAGAACAACAAAAAGCTGTTGACTTCTTTAATCGATACAATAAAAACTTGGAACAAACCGAGGTAGATAAGTCAGTTTTCCAAAAGAAAACAAATGAAGTTTTTACTGATAAATTCAAAGGTTTTGAATATAACGTTGGTGAAAAAAGATATAGACTTAATATTAAGGATGTAAATAAAGTTAAAGATACACAATCTGATATTAACAATTTTGTTAGTAAATTCTTAAACAAGAAAACACAACAAATGGATAATGCTGGTGGTTATCATAAATCTTTGTTTACAGCAATGAATCCTGATCTTGTAGCAAACCACTTTTATCAACAAGGTAAATCCGATGCTTTAAAAGAAAGCATGGCTAAATCTAAAAATGTTGATATGTCACCAAGAGGTACTCATTCAAATGAAATACCAACTGGCGGTATAAAAGTAAGAGCTATTCCAGGAAACACTTCCAATGATTTTAAAGTAAAGATTAGAAATTTTAACAAAAAACAATAACTTAATTTAAACTTTAAAAACTTAAAATTATGGCTTTAGGTACAACAGGCGCGGCTAGTGCATTAGCGCACATTAGCCCACGCCCAACAAAAACCCTTTACGGGGACAATTACTTAAGTTTTGACTCCTCTTCAGGAGGTGGAACTTTCGCGCAACAGTTCTTGCCAGAAATATATGAAAAAGAAATTGAGAGGTTCGGTAAAAGAACAGTCTCTGGTTTCTTAAAAATGGTAGGAGCAGAAATGCCTTTGGCTTCTGATCAAGTAATTTGGTCTGAGCAAGGTAGATTACACGTCGCTTATGATGACGCTGCATCTGGTGAAGCAGTAAATATTGCTGATGCTAGTGCTAATACAATTACTTTACCAAACGGTAACTTAGTTAAAGACAATGATACTATTATTGTTTCTAATTTAACTGGTGGTAAAGTATTAAAATGTATCGTTGTTTCAGGTGGTGGAACTGGTACTATAACTGTAGCTCCATATTCTCAGTCTCATTTAGACGCCCAAAACTCAGGTGCGGTTGAATTTCTAGACGCTGAAAATGTGAAACTATTTGTTTACGGTACAGAATATAAAAAAGGATCAAGCGGTCTTACAGGATCAATTGACGCTCCATTTACTCAGTTTTCAAACAGACCAATTATTTTGAGAGACAGATACCAAGTTAATGGTTCTGACACTGCTCAAATTGGTTGGGTTGAGGTTACTACAGAAAACGGCGCAAGCGGTTATCTATGGTATTTAAAATCTGAGCATGAAGCAAGACTAAGATTTGAAGATCAATTAGAAATGGCAATGGTTGAAGGTGAAAAGGTAGGTGCAAACTTCCAAGGAACTGGAGCTGCTGCTGTTCAAGGTACAGAAGGTTTATTTTCTGCTCTTGAATCAAGAGGGTTAATATTCAACTCTACTGATTTTGATGTATTCAAAAACTTAGGCGCTGCTGATGGTGGTGCTGGTTCTGCTGGATCTTACGTAGCTCAAACTGGTTTGGGTGAATTTGATTCAATTTTACAAGAACTTGACAAGCAAGGTGCTATTGAAGAAAACATGATGTTTTTAAATAGAGCAACGTCTCTAGAAATTGACAACATGTTAGCTTCTATAAACGCTGGATTTGTCGGTGGTGTTTCTTACGGTGTATTTAATAACGCTGAAGATATGGCATTGAATTTAGGTTTCTCTGGTTTCAGACGAGGTTCTTATGACTTCTACAAAACTGACTGGAAATACTTAAATGACTCTGTAACAAGAGGATTAATCAGTGACATCGAAGGTGTTATCGTACCTGCTGGAACAAGCACAGTATATGACGAATCGTTAGGTAAGAACATTGCTAGACCTTTCTTACACGTAAGGTATAGAGCTTCTGAAGCTGATGACAGAAAGATGAAATCTTGGATCACTGGATCTGTAGGTGGAAACTTTACATCAGATGCTGATGAAATGGTAGTAAACTTCTTATCTGAAAGATGTTTATGTGTACAAGCTGCAAATAACTTCGTATTATTGAAGGCTTAATATTTATATAAAGGGAAGGGTGCTTCGGCACCCGCCTCTTTATTTTTTTAACTTTTTTATTTAATTATATCATGGCAATAACAATAACAAAGCCCAAGAATTGGGTTATAAAAGACAGAACGTATTTAGTAAAAGGCAATGGAAACCCAGTGATTTTTACAGTACCCTGTAGACATACTCAAAGAAAACCATTAATGTGGTTTGATGAGGAAAAAGGTATCAATAGAGAATTAAGATACGCAACAAATCAAAACTCACCTTTTGTAGATGAACAAAAAGGTTTATGTACATTAGGTCACGTAGTAATGAAAGAAGGTAAGCTTTCTGTTCCAAAATCAGATCAAGCTTTACAATTATTACTATCAGTTTATCACCCTAAGAAGGGTATACTTTATGATGAATTTGAACCAGAAGCAATAGCTAATAACCAAGTTGATTGGATAGAACTTGAACTAGAAGCTTTAAATTTAGCGGTGCAGTTAGAAATTGACGATGCTGAAGCTATATTAAGAGTTGAGAAAGGTTCTGCTGTTAGCAAAATGAGTTCAAAGGAAGTAAAAAGAGATGTGCTTTTAATGGCAAAAAATAATCCAGCTATGTTTTTAGAACTAGCAAAAGATGATAATGTTCAGCTTAGAAATATAGGCGTTAAAGCTACAGAAGCAAACATAATCAAATTAAGCGATGACCAAAGAACATTTGCTTGGGGTTCAAACGGTAGGAAACTATTTACAGTTCCTTTTGATGAACATCCATACAATGCTTTAGCATCATGGTTTAAAACAGATGAAGGATTAGAAGTATTTAAAAGTATACAAAAAAGATTAAAATAATTAATCACTTATAGAGGTAGTCATCTCTATGAGGTGACTACTTACTATAAATAAAAAAATATGGTCAATATAAATACAGTATATCAAAGAGTATTAACCATTGCTAACAAAGAGCAACGAGGATATATAACACCGCAGGAGTTTAACATACTTGCTAATCAAGCTCAAATGGATATATTTGAACAGTATTTTTATGATATTAACCAGTTCTTAAGACTATCGGGTAATGATACTATAGCTTCAGACCCTTTAGATATGTTAGAAGAAAAAGTATCTATATTTGAAAAGTTTAATCAAACGGTTACTATGGGTTCAGCTGGCGCTGGTACTATACCATCAGAATCTTATAGATTAATGAACTTAATAAAAGTAGACGTTAAAGGAAACGTAGATATTCAACATATTAACAAAAAAGAATTAAATAAATATCAAAATTCTAAACTTACAGCTCCAACACTAACAAGACCGTTTTATATTACAACTTCTGAAAACGGTATACAAATATTTCCAAACACTATAACTTCTAACGTAACATGTAACTACGTAGCTAAACCAGCTACTGTTAGATGGGGTTATGCTATGATAAACAACGAGGCATTATATAACCCAAGTAACTCAACTAACTTTGAACTACATGAATCAGAAGAGTCAGATTTGGTTATAAAGATATTAGCTTTAGCTGGTATAGTTATAAAAGATCCTCAGCTTTATCAAATAGCAGCAGGTGCAGACTCAGCTAAACAACAACTAGAAAAACAATAATAAATGGCACTATTTACAGGAACACAACAAGCTTATTACAATCCGGGTGACAACCTAGGCAATTATCAATTTGTAAGTTTTGCTGATTTAAAAAATAACTTTTTAGTTTCTTATGTTGGTGAAGATAAGATTATACCTAAGGTAAAAATACCAGATGTAAATTTTCACATACAGAGAGCTATAGCAGAATTAAGCTATGACACTTTGAAATCACACAAGTCTCAAGAAGTAGACGTACCACCTTCTCTTCAAATGAAGATACCTCACGATTATGTTAATTATGTAAAATTAATGTGGCATGATGATGCTGGTGTTGAACGAATAATATATCCTGTTAGAAAAACTAGTAATCCAAAAGCTTTGTTACAAGACGCTAATTACAATTACATATTTGACAGTGATGGTAATTTAACAACAGCACAAGACTCTGAAACGTGGATTAATTTTAAACAAAAATCAACTCATACTACTGTAGAAAATGTTAGTGGTCCAGATGTTGATGCAACTTTAGCCGAGGGCAGAAGATATGGTATAACACCTGAGCACGCTCAGTTTAATGGCTTGTTCTTTATAGATAGTGATAGAGGTTATATATATTTTAGCTCTGGTCTTCACGGTAAAACCGTAACTTTAAAATATATAAGTGATAGTTTAGGCACAGAAGATGAAATAAAAGTACATAAGTTTGCAGAAGAAGCTGTGTACAAAATGGTTGCTCACTCAATATTGAATACAAAAGCAAATATACCAGAATATGTAATAGCTAGATTTAAAAAAGAAAAAAGAGCAGCTATTAGACAAGCTAAATTAAGGTTATCTAACTTAAAAATAGAAGAGATCAACCTTATAATGAAGAATAAATCTAAAATAATTAAACACTAATGCCAGAATTAAAACGTACATTCAGCGGGGGAATTATGAACAAAGACCTCGATGAAAGATTAGTTCCTAATGGTCAATATAGAGACGCTTTAAATGTTCAGGTATCTACATCTGAGGGTAGCGACGTTGGTGCACTTCAAAACATACTTGGAAATAAAATTCCATATTCCTCAGCTTTAACATCTACGCAACTAGGGCCAAATGCTTTTGTTGTAGGATCAATAAGAAAAGATGACACAGAGTGTGTATATTGGTTTGTAGCTAGTAACAGCAAATCTTTAATATTAGAATATAATCAAAAAACAAACGCTGTTAAACCAGTTTTAGTTGACACATTAAATGTTCTTAGGTTTAATAGAAATAACTTAATAACAGGCGTTGAAATATTAGATGATTTTTTAATATGGACAGATAATCAAACTGAACCAAAGATGATAAAAATATCTACATGGAAAGGTTATGCAAATAATTCATACAACCATACGCAGGTTTTAGGTAGTAATTTTATTGAAGATCAAATAACAGTAATTAAGAAAGGTCCTAAAAAACCACCACAACTTAAAATGTCTAGGTCTTTTAGAACAGGTATAATAGAAACTATTTTAACTCAAAAAAGTTTTTCAGTTCAAGATCAAAATACTTCAGAGTATGATCCAATGCCGACTGGTTTATATACTGATCAAAATGGTGATGGTAATGTTGATACAGCTAGTGGTATTGTTAGCTTTCAAACAACAGCTAATTTTAAAGTCGGAGATAAACTAAGGTTAACACCTCTAGACGAAAGTGATGACGATGAAGCTATTTTAAGTGTGCTACAAACTTACACTTCACAACCAACTCAATTTAAAGTAAATGTTGATGTTGTATCAGAAGATATTGAAGAAGGTATTTTAGACTGGAAAGTAGAGTTAATACAAGATCCACCTTTATTTGAAACTAAGTTTCCAAGGTTTGCATATAGATATAAGTATATAGATGGTGAGTATTCTGTAATAAGTCCTTTTAGCCAAATAGCTTTTCTAGCCGATAGATTTGATTATGTACCTAAAAAAGGTTATAATTTAGGTATGGTTAATAATTTAAGAAAACTTCAAATATGTGATTGGGCTAAAAACGTTCCTGACTTTGTAAAAGAAATAGATATATTATATAAAGACAGTGTTAATAATAACATATATGTAGTTAAAAGTATAAAAACGACAGATCCAGAATATTCAGTAAGGGCTAACGAGTGTTCATTTTTATTAAACGTTGACACCGATGAATCGTCTGCTATAAATTTTAGTTATACTGATACTTTTGGACAATCTACAACTATATCAGTTGCTCCCGGAACAACAATAACAGTGGTTGGTATATGTGGCACAATGACAATGACTTCAACGCCAGATAATTCAGCAAATGTATCAATAGATAGTACGCCTTTAAATGTTTATGAAGGAGAGTTAGAGATAACATCTGAAATAATATATAAAGTAATACCTTCTAATCAAATATTAAGACCTTACGATAACGTGCCAAGAAAAGCTAAAGCTCTAGCTGTTTCTGGAAATAGACTAATGTTTGGTAACTACGTAGAAAACTACGACATGTCTAAAGAAGGCAACGAGATAACAACTCTTTTTGATGTTAGTATATTCCAAGATCCTAGCAATGCTGTTGAACCTGGAGAGCCTGGTAAATCTATAAAATCAATGAGAACTTATCAAATTGGTGTTGTTTATAGAGATAAGTTTGGTAGAGAAACACCTGTGTTTACAGATCCTAGTGGATCTATTACGTTAGATAAAGAGTCTGCTAAAAAATACAACGTAATAACAGCAAACATACTATCAGATATACCTGCTTGGGCTGATTCGTATAAGTTTTATATAAAAGAAACCTCGCAGCCATACTATAACTTGTCAATGGATAAACACTATCCTGCTGAAGATGGAAATGTTTGGATAGCTTTTCCTTCTTCTGAAAGAAATAAAATCACAGAAGAGTCTTTCATGATATTAAAAAAGAAACATGATGACGACACACCTGTAGATACAGACGCTAAATACAAAGTAATTGCTATAGAAAATGAAGCTCCAGACTTTTTAAAAGAAAAAAAAGTTTCAAAAGGGTTAATGTC